AGCGCTTTGAAGTGGTCGAGGCTGAAGACGATAACCGTGGCGGCTTCAAGGCCATACTTCTCTTGGTGAGCTGATGAGTCTTTACGTGTGGGAGACTCGGCAGCAAATTGTCAAGCGGCTGCAAGGCTTGCCGGCCATCGCTGGAAAGCTGGCGCTGGGCGCTGGCTCGGTCTTCGACTCCCGGCCAGACAATGACCCACTAGCCGACGAAGAGCTCCCGGCCATTGTGGTCGATACGCCTCAAGACACTTGGCAGCCGAAAAGCATTCAGGCTCCGACTTACGAAGGCAAGACCAATGTGGTGATTGAGCTCCATTTGGCGGAAACGGGCACCATAAGCCGGCCACAAGTGGCCAAGCTCCGCGATGAGCTCACTGATGCGATAGCTGAAGCCGTGATTGGTGATTGTGACATCTGGGACGAGTACGAAAAGCCCGATACGGTCACCATCAGCCGCACGATGAGCATTCAAGGCTCAATGCGAGCTGGCTCGCAAATAGTCTTTACGCTCACCACGACGCAAGAGATACAGTTGGATTATGGTACGCCGACGCCACTTGATGGCATTGATGCGACCGTTGAACTAATAGACCCACCACAAGGCGACGCACCAAACATTCAAGCTAATTGGGACGTGTAGCGATGGCGAAAGATAAGATTTATGTAATACCGGTTGCGGGCCTGGCGGTGGTCAAGCCAGGCAACCGCGCCATGGCTGACCGGATGATACGGCCCGAAGGCGAATACGTTCCAGCGGTGAGCTATTACCTGCGAGCCGTGCGCGATGGCGCGCTCAAGATTGGCGAGCCACCGAAGCCAAAGCCGAAGGCCAAGCCGGCTTCAAAGCCGAAGGCCGAAAAGCCAAAAGCCGAAAAACTCCCAGCATCCAAGACGGCCAAAAGCAAGGCCAAAAGCTCAAGCAAAAAGAGCGAATCAAAAACTACCAGCCCGAAGGAATAACCCATGGCGCTTGACCCTAGTTTCAAAACTCCCGGCTGGTATGCACAGGTTGACGCCAGCCAGAACATCAGCTCGGCCACCGGTGAGCCCCGGCTTATCTTCGGCCAGAAGACGGCGGCCGGTGCTGCAACCGCAGACACCCCGGTGCTGGTGACGAGCGAGAGCTCGGCCATCACGCTATTTGGCCAGGGCTCGCAAGCGCATTTGATGTGCAAGCGAGCACTCGCGAACAATCGCACCATCCCGCTTTACGTCATCCCGCTCGACGATGACGGTGGAGCGACTCAGGCTACCGGAACCATCACGGTGAGCGTGACCACAGCGGAGGCCGGCACCATCGCTCTGTATGTGGCCGGCCAGAAGGTGAGCGTTGCGGTTGCCGATGGCGATGCAGATACCGCCATCGCGAGCGCGATTGAATCGGCCATCAATGCCAACAATGACCTTCCCCTAACGGCTTCGGCTGCGCTTGCGGTGGTCACCCTGACTGCGAAGAACGCTGGCACGGTTGGCAATGAGCTCGACCTTCGCCAAAACTACTTCGGGCTCGCCGGTGGAGAATCCACCCCGGTTGGCGTATCGCTCGCCATCGTGGCCATGGCTGGCGGGGCAACGGACCCAAGCCTGACCAATGCCATCGCATCGATGGGCGACACGGGCTATGATTACATTGCGTTTCCGTACACCAGCGCAACCGAGCTCAACGCGATCGGCGCGGAGCTTGACGACACGGATTCGGGCCGGTGGGGCAAACTGCGCCAGGTATACGGTCACGCTTTCGCGTGCAAGGTTGACAGCCTGGCCAACCTGACGACCTTCGGAGCTACGCGCAACGACCAGCACGTCAGCGTGCTTGGCTTGGCTTCATGCCCGTCGCCATCCTTTGAGGTTGCAGCGGCTCTGATGAGCGTAGCGGCTGGCTCGCTTTCGGCGCGTCCCGCCAACCCCATCAGCAAAGCGGCGTTCGCTGGCATCCTTGGACCGTCGCAAACGGACCGATTCACGGCCACGGAGCGCAATACGCTCTTGAACAATGGCCTTGCTTCGGCGCTGGTAAGCACCACTGGTCAAGTCTCGGTTGACCTATGCGCGACTACCTATCAGCAGGACGCGCTTGGCAACGATGATGACGCTTACTTCCAGGTTCAGACCCTTGCCACCAACCAAGCGCTTCTTCGGGTGTGGAAGCAGCGCAGTGCCAAGTATGCTGAATTTAGCTTGGTGAGCGATGACAAGCGGCTTCGCGCGGGTGTGTCCAAGGTCACAACCGCCAAGAAGGTGGTTGGCGATGTGCTCATCGGTGGCTATCGCGAAGGCATCCGAAACGGCTGGGTGGAAGATATGGACGGATTCGTTGAGCGGCTCAACTGGTCGCTTCAAGGCTCGCGTATCGTGGTGAGCGAGCTCCCAGCCGACCTGGCCAACCCACTGAGGCAATGGGATGTGACCCTTGCCTTCCAACTCGACTTCTCATAGGAGCTTAGACAATGGCTGTGAAACTTGCAGGGACCCTGAGCTTCGACCTTAACGGCCGAATCGCGAGCATCGGCGCAAGCTGCACGGTGCAGGCTCAACGCGCCGTCAACGAGGGCAAAGTGGGCCAAAGCGGTCGCGGTGGCTTCATTGAGCGGCCTTCTATCCCGTTTATCGAAGCAGAGCTTCTGACCGATGATGTTGAGATGGAAGACTATCTGGCCGGCCTGACCAATGGCACCGTTCAGATTGACCTTGCCAACGGCGAGTCATGGGTCTTCAACAATGCCTATGCCGCTGGTGAGCGTCCGGCCGATGCGGTCGAAGGTACGCGCACCATCCGGATTGAGTGTATGCCGCAGGACCTTGACCGGAACTTCTAATGCCTCGAGGATACATACCACCAAAGAACGCGGTGGCATCATGCCGTCTTCGCAAGCCCATCATGGTCTACGGTGAAGAAGTGCATGAGCTCTTTTTCAAGACGGCCACGCTGCGGGATGTGAAAGGCGTGGATATGGGGGCCATTGAGAAGGGCAACCTTGACGCCATGGCCACGCTCATCGCGCGGCTTGCGGACGTTCCAGAGCCTAGCGCGGAGAACATCGCCGTTGCAGATATCGAAATGTGCGCGGAGCCTATCGGGGTGGCTCTTAACCCTTTCGCGCAATCTGGCTCGAGCTAGGAGAACGCCAACTAGACCAGAGCATAGCAAATATGGTGCGGTTTTGGGGCTGGTCGCCGCATGATGTCTTTGATATGACGGCCAGTGAATTTTTGTTTTGGATGCGGGAGACCTTGAGGATTGCCAAAGAAACTTGAAATAAGTGGGGTTCTCAAGGCGCAAGATAAGGCATCGACGCCACTGCGACGGGCAGCGGCTAAGATTCGGCGCTCGATGGGTCGCACGATGCGGTCCGTTGGTGGCGCGGTGGCCGACGTTGGCGCGAAGCTCACTGGCTTGGTGGCCAAGGCTGGCATGCTTGGAACGGGTGCGGCCATCGGAGGCGTCACAGCTTGGACCAAGAGCTATGTTGACGCCGGTGACGAGCTCAACAAATTCAGCCGCACCATCGGCCTAAGCGCTCAACGGCTTCAAGAGTTCGAGTTCATCGGTGGTCGGCAGGGTGTCACGGCTCAAGAGCTTCGCGCGGCCTTTCAGAAGCTCAATATGTCGATGGGCAAGGCACGCGCCGGAACCGGCGAGCTGGCCGAAGGGCTGAAGAAGGTTGACAAGGGCCTTCTAAGGCAGGTTCAAGGCGCGAAGAACACAGAGCAAGCCATTGACATCGTGCTTGGCGCCATGGCGAAGGAGACCGACGCTTTCAAGCGTTCGGCCATCGCTCAAGCGGCTTTTGGCGAAAGCGGGGTAAAGCTGGCGCGCATCAGCGAGCTTGGCGCGGAAGGCATCGAAAAGCTCGCGAAGGAGGCACGCGAGAGCGGCGCGGTAATGAGCGGCAAAGCGCTCAAGCAAACCGAGCAGATGAGCGACGCGATACAGCGGCTCAAAGAGCAGTTCAAGGCCACCACCAACACAGTGATGAGTCAGCTTTTGCCCGTGCTCGAACCACTGATACGGCGCTTTGGTGAGTGGCTAAAAGTGGCAGGCAATCAAGAGAAGATTGCGCGGTATGTGAAAGACTTTGTGCAGGCTGTGATTGATGGGGTGCCCAAGGTGGTCGCTTGGGTCAAAGAGGCCATCGGGACAGTCAGTAAGTTCATTGATGACATGGGTGGCTTGAAGACCGTGGCCATTGCGCTGGGCGTGGCGTTGGCCGGTCCAATCCTGGCCAACTTTGCCAAGTTCGGCATTGGCGCGGTCGCGGCGCTGGGTCCGGTAGGCGTGGCCATCGCCGGCCTGACGGCTGCGGCGGTGTATTTCAAAGACACCATCAAAGATGCTTACGACTTCGCGACCGGAAGAGACCCCGTGGCCGAAGCTCAACGCAAGACGGGCGCGGTTGCGACCATCACGGAAGATTACTCTGATCCCATGGGCTTATTTGCCGGTGAGCGAACGGCAGGCCGGCGCGCACGAACAAAAGCCCAAACTGAAGCGGCAGGCGGAACCTTTGTAGACCCTGGAGACTGGGCGGCTGAGCTTTTAGCCTTTGAGCAACGAAAGGCTCGCATGAAGGCTGAAGAGATGAAGGGCACCGTTGATGTCAACGTGAAGGTTGACGGTGGAACGGTGACGAGCACGGTTGCGAAAGGCTCACCGCGTTTGGCCGTTAGCGGCAAGGCCAAAGGCCAGCGCAAGGCGGCTCAATAGTGGCGTGGCGCGACCAGCTAAGGCCAGCCAGCTTTCGCGGTGTGCCGTTCGAGACCGAAAGCGCAAGCGCTGAGTTCGGGCGTGACGGCGTGCTCCAAGAGCCGGTTGGTGATGATGGCGTTTACTTCGACGACCTTGGGCGAAAGACGCGCATTTATCGATTATCAGGCTTCATCATCGCTCAAGATGCCGATGCCAACGATTACAGCCGGCGAAGGGATGCGCTCATCGCAGCGGTTGAAGAGCGGGGCCCTGGAACGCTGGTCCATCCAACCTTTGGCACCCTTACCGCGCAACTGCTTTCATGCTCAATCAATGAGACGATTGACGAAGGCAGAGCGGCCACCTTCGAGCTCGAGTTTGCCGAAGTGGGTGGCCAGCGGCCGTTCCCAGCGCAATCGGTTGACCAGCCGGCCATCGTGGGCCAGAAAGCAGACCAGCTCCAAACGACATCCGTTACCGAATACGAAGCGAAGTACAGCACCACCGGGCCGGATTACGTGGGCCAAGCTGGCCAAGACGCCAAGAGCGAGCAAAGCACGCGCATCATTGATGCCGTTAGGGCATCGCTTAGCAGCGCGCAAGATAGCGCGGAAGCCTTGCGGCTGGCTTCAACGCTGACAACGGCCGAAAGTTTCCCAGGCACATTAGCAAGCATTGGCGATGCCATCGGGGACCGCGCGACGCTTCAAGGCATAGTGGCAAGCATTGAGCCGACCACGTTAAGCGCTACCGGCACAACGAACGAGCGCCAAGCTCAACAGAACGCGCGCATTGTAGATATAGTGACGCGCACGGTGCTCTTTGCAGCCGCGTGCGATGCTGCGGCGAGCGAGACGTTCACGGCTTTTGATGATGCGGTGGCAGCGCGTGACGAGCTCGAGGCGCTGGCCGATGCCGACGAAGCGCGCGACGATGTGCTTGATGAGCTTCATGCGGCCATCCGTCAAATGCGCTTGGCGATGTGGGATGACCTGACCAATCGAGCGTTGCAGCTTCCAAGGGTGGTGACGTATACGCCACCGGGGGTGACTTCAGCGATGGAGATTGCTCAATTTCTCTATGGTGACGGCTCGCGAGCGGATGAGATTATCGCCCGCAATAACATCCCTCATCCCGGCTTTGTGTCGCCTGAGCCGCTGCAAGTGTTGAGCGAATGAGCGTCATTACGCTTCATGTTGCAGGGGTGGAGCTTGGCGGGTGGACCTCGATACGGGTAAGCGCATCGCTCGAAAGCGCGGCGCGCACCTTTGGCTTCGAGCTGGCTACGGCTGATGAGTTCAAGCTGGCGAGCGGATGGGTCCGGCCAGGGACCAAGGCCGTGGTAAAGATTGACGGTGAGCCAGTGGTCACCGGCTACGCCACCGGATGCGACTATAGCTATGACAAGCGAAGCACCACCTTCACGGTTGAAGGTGCTTCGAAGACGATTGACTTGGTGGAATCGGACATCATCACCAAGCCGAATCGATGGCGCCGGCGCACGCTGAAGCAAATCATCTTGGGATTGATTACCATTCACGGCATCGAGCTTGTTATTGATTCGACGGTTGACGGCAACACCAGAGTTCCACGCTTCAAAGTGGCGCAAGGCTCAAAGGTGTTCGATGCCATTGATGATTTGGTTGAAGATTACGGCCTTTTGGTTACCGATGACGAGCAAGGCCGGCTGGTGTTAACGCGGGTGCTCGAGGATGACCCACCGAAGCGGGCAGAAGACGACATCCAGCTTGGCACGGGTGGCAATGTCTTAACCGGCTCTTTCCGGGCGGATGGCTCCGGCCTGTTTTCTGATTATGTATGCCGTGGCCAGCAAACTCCGGCCGATGGCCTAAAGGCCGATGGCATCGCGCTGGTCTCTGGAAGCGTCACAGACCAAACGATTGGCCGATACCGGCCGTTACTCATCCGACCTGAAAAGGGTATCGACCGAAAGCGCGCTCTTGAGATGGCGCGCTGGCGCGCTGCTAACGCTTCGGGCACGGCTGCGCTCGCTACCTATACCGTCGGCGGTTGGAGGCAAAGCAACGGGGAACTCTGGAAGCCTGGCCAGCTCGTCACGGTGGACGATGAACGTTGCGGCATCTTTGCAGAGATGTTGATCGTCGATGTCGATTACCTCAAAGACCGCTCGAGCGGCGAAGTCTGCCAGATGCAGCTAAGGCCACCGGCCGCATATGTGAGGCTGGGTCCAGATGAGCGAAAGGCCAAGCGGAGCAAGGCGAAACGCCGAAAACTCCCAGCATTAGCGGACACCGTTACCTTGTATGTCGATGCCGACGACAAGCGGCGGCAGCAAGTTTTGGCCGATGCGCCAGCCACGGTGAAGCGGGTGGAATGATGCGCGAGATGATGAATGCCTATGTGGCCAAGCTCAAAGGCTTGATTTTGCGGGCGGTGGTTTCGCGCGTCGATGAAGGCCACCGCTTCAGGTTGCTTCAATTGCAGATTCTTGCAGACGACGAAGACGATGAGGTTGAGCACCTTGAGCCTTACGGATACAGCGCCCGCCCGGTTGACGCGGATGCCGATGGCTCACCGGAAAGCATTATTGCCGCATTGAGCGCCAGCGCGGATCAAAACGTGGCGCTGGTGGTGGCCGATAGACGCTACCGGCCGCAAAACCTACAACCGGGTGAGGTTGTGATGTATGATGCGAGTGGCCAGGTGGTGAAGCTCATGGCCGACCGAGTTGAGCTAGATGGCGCGGGCAACGAGATTCATCTCGGCGCGGGAGCAACAAAAGGCGTGAATCGAGAGGGTGACAACGTGTTAAGCAATGGAGCGATTGACCCGCCGTTTTTCGCCTGGGTCACGGCCGTCGCATTGGCCACCAGCACAACGGCGCCGACATCATTGACCAGCCGGACACAAGCCGGCTCGAGCATCGTGAAGGCGGTTGACTGATGGCCGAATACCCTGGAAGCGCTTACACCCCGAACCCGCAGAGCACGGCGAACGATAGCCCTGGTGATGCGACGGTGGCGAACGGTGCCGATTACAATAAGCACGATGATGAGATACAGGCCATTAGCGATGACTTGCGGGGTGCGATAGCGGCTGCTACCGGCGCGAACATCACCGAGGTTGTCACCAACCTGGCCGCATCGGCGCTCACCACTCCGGGGGTGGGAAACACTACACCGGGAGACTTGGCGCTTTGGGACGATGCCGATGGCACGGCGCTGCGCCAGGGCAACCAAGTCTTCAACGGTATCCGGGTGGATAACCAGAGCTCCAACCCGTTGAGCATTGGCGAGAACACCGGAGAGATTAACTCTACTAACGGCAACCTTTCGGTGATTGCCGACAATGCGCTCTTTCTTCAATCGAACGGCGATGACCTTTACCTCGATGCCGGTGGCTTTATCCGCATCACCGATGCGAATAAAGGCGGCTCCACCTATGCCGGTAGCTTCAACCTAAGCGATTCAGACCAAGAGTGGAGCGACTACGAAAGCGCTTTTGGAGAGGTTACGCTTCTGGCCGGCATCCTGGCCGCTGCGGCTCCAGAGCAGCAACAGCAAATTGCCTCGAATGAAGTGGTTGAGAACCCTTCCGGCACCGTCACCATCGGCCAATTCGCCTTCGATGCCAGCCTTTACGAAGACCGGTACAGCACGTTCCGCCTTCGCGTGGTGGCTTCGGTGAGTGCGGCCGTCACCGGCACCGTTACGCTATACAACCTGACCGATGCGGAGACGGTTGCGACCATCGGAACTATCACCAGTACGGCTCCAACCAAGTACGATGCAACGCTGACCGTGGGGGCTTTGGCCGGCAATCTCAAGCAAGCTGAAAAGATTTACGAAGTGCGGGCCAGCGTCACTGGCTCGACTAGTGCAGACATCATCACCGTAGGCGGGGCTTTCATGTCCCTCAGTGCATAGGAGCAATCATGGCAACCGTAGGAAGAGGCATCCCCGTTGCAACCGTTGAAGACGTTATGCACGCGATATGGGACGAACTAACCAATGACCCCATTTCGACCGGATGGGCAAGCGCTGGCATCACCATTGTAGACGACGGTGGTACGCCAGCCGTGAGCTTGAACGGCTCCACGCCAAGCGGAGCCACGCCCACGGGGCCTAGCGACTGGCTTGATGGCAGCTATCTGGTCATCACCGGACCGCACGCCGCAGGCGGCGCCTGGCAATGCGAGATATCGAAGACGACCGGCGATGATTTGAACTATCGCTTTGCCTTCCGGGGTGGATGGGCGAACGCCACCGAGTTCGCCAGCGCGACCAACACCGTGAACGCAACGCCAATCCGGTGGAACGATAGCCTTGACCCTGGCGCTGGCTCAACGCTCGAGCTCTTTGCTACCAATGATCCGACCTTTGGCGTAGCGCCAGGACCGACCGGCCAAGCGCTCACATCGTTTGGCGCTCGCATTGTGCTATCAACGGGAGTGAGCGATAGCGGGTTGCTTTGCGGTGGCATTTATCGACCAGTGCGCCAGGATGGCGTTGGCGCGGACCCGGATACGCACCCGTGTGCGGTGCTTGGTGGCCAACCGAGCATCATCAACCAAACATCAACCAACACCTGGGGCTATGCTACGCCTGGATCCAGCTGCCTAAGCCGTTGCGCGGTAGAAAACGCCCACACTACGGCCGACACTTCAACGGCTGGATATGCCGCGTTGCGCGGCAATTCGGATGTCTTCAACGGCTCAACGCCAAACTTTGTAGACTTCAACGGCAACCACTTAACGCAAAACCTGGTTCTTTGCCGTTCTGACTTTAACGGAGCCCAAGGCGAGATATGCCCCGAAATAGCCACCGGCATCGATGACTCGGCCGATGTCGATGGCGCCACCAGCGCCGGCTATCAAAAGGCCGACCAGATCATTCTTCGTAAACCATAGGATAGGTTATGGCTTTCACATTCCGAACCGGATTGGCTTCCGGCTACTATAGCAGCTCTTGGCGCGTCATTTTGCCCGTGGCCGCTGGCTCTTCGGATGTGTACTTCAACCGCAAGTTTCACAGCCCCAGCGGAACTTATCACTATTGGCAGACCGATGCGCCGGATCCCACGATGGCGCAAACGACGCCACCAAACCCGGTGGCCCAGTACACCGATTATGTCATCCTTGAGGTTAGGCGATGAGGTGGGGCGGTGGCTGGGGTGGCCTTTGGGGCCTTTTGACTCCTGAGCGTTTTGAACCGCTCCAAGAGTCTTTCGATTCATCGCTTGACGGTGGAATCATCGACGGCGAAGCATGGGAAATCTTCCCACATCGGCGCGATGACCGGTTGCGGATGAGCGCTCTTATCTCGCTTCGGTGCGACCGGCGAGCGGCTGACGATGACGAGCTCGGGGTGGCCGACGACGACCGGCGCGGATGGTGGGCGGATGGCTTCGGCCAACGCCAGATTGGCTCGCGGTTGTGGCTTTTGGAGTCACGGAGCGTTAACGCTGAATCCGCTAGGCTTGCAAAAGACTATATTTATGAGGCTCTTGAATGGATGATTGAAGATGGCTTGGCAGATGCGCTCGACGTGTCCACCGGTTATGCTGGTGGACGGTTGACCGTCTCGGTGGTTGTCATCAAGGCCGGCGACGCAACCCCCATCTTTGAAGAGCAAGACCTTTGGAGCATCTTCAATGGCTGATACCGGATATACACCACCTACCCAAAGCGAGCTCATCGCGCGCATTGAAAGCGATTACAACGCGAAGACGAACAATGAAGACGCGCGGGTTGAGTTTTCGCCTGGCTGGATATTTACCCGAGTTTTGGCCGGCGCCGTGCGCTCGCTTCATGACGCGGTGGCGTATGGATATGAGCAAATCCTGCCGACCACGGCCGCTGAGTTCTGGCTTGGCGAGCACGCAAAGATTCGCGGTGTGTCGCGCATCGCTGCAACCTTCGCGAGCGGTGACCTTGTTTTCACGGGCACGAATGGGACCACGTTGCCGGCTGGAACGGAAGTGCAGCGGGTTGAAGATGGGGTGTCGGCCACGGTGACCATTGGTGGAACGGTGGTGGCTGGTACGGTCACGGTCACGGTGCAGGCCGATGAAGCCGGGGCGGCTCCGAATAGCGTGGCCGGTGTCAAGTGGGAGCTCGCCGGCACGGTGGCCGGCATTGATGCGGAGGGCGAGGTTGACGCCACAACTCCCATCACGGGTGGCCAGGACGAAGAGAGCCTTGAGGATTGGCGCGAGCGAATCCTTATCGCTTGGCGGCAGCCGCCTGGAGCTGGCACGGTGGCTGACTATGAACGATGGGCGCGCGAAGTATCTGGGGTTGATCGCGTCTTTGTAGAGCCGTTAGAGTTCGGAGCCGGGACAGTCGGCGTGCGCTTTGTGGTCGATGGGGATGGGGTGGACAGCAACACCATCATTCCATCACCGGCAGAGATTGCAGCGGTTGAAGCGGCGATTGATGCGAATCGACCCGTGACGGCTGCGGTAACGGTGACGCCCGTTGTATCCAGCCAAGTGAACTTCACTATTCAAGTTCAGCCTTCCGGCCTGGCAAGCGTTGAACAAGCCATTGAAGACGAGCTTAACCAGATGTTTATCCGCCTCGCTGCACCGAGCTCGAGCGGTTACATCATTCAAGCGTCACAAATAAGCGCAGCCATTAGCAGTGCTGAGGGCGAAGAATATCACATTGTAACAAGCCCAGCGGGAGCCGTGGCGGCTTCGTCCAATGAAGTGTTGACGCTTGGAACGGTGACCTTCGTATGAGCGGGCCCGGTGGCTATACCGCGCTAACGGCGGATGACTACCTGACGCTATTGCGGCGGCTGGGGCCGTCGGCTCGGTTGACGGCTTCGACGGCTGGCACGCGCTTTGACCAATGGCTTCAAGCGGCTGCGGAAGAGCTTGCGCGCGTTCATGCGGTCATGGTTGCGGCGGTCTATGCCGAAATGACACCAGAGACCGCAAGCCGAATTATTGAAGGATGGCTTGAAGCGGTGGGCATACCGGATGACTGCGTGCCCGAAATACCGGCAACGCTTGGCGAGCAACAAGCCGTGGCGTTGGCGCGCTGGCTAGCCACGAACGGAGGCACCCCGGCTTTCTTTGAAGAAGTGGCGCTGAATCTTGGCTTTATCGTCACCGTCACTGAAAACCCGTATTCGGCCTTCCGAGTGGGCACCAGCCGCGCCGGCCAGCGACTTGGCCAAGCTGACCTTATTTACTATTGGCAGGTAGATGCCAGCGCAACGCTCACCGCTGAAGAGCGGGCGCTCTTGGAGTGCGAGATTAACCGACTAAAGCCGGCTCATACCGTGGCCGTCTTCGTTTATAGCTAGGTGAACCATGTATCGAACCGACGCCACCGATAACACGGCCATAAAGCCAGCCAAGACCCCGATTGGGACCGCTGGCTTTTATCAAGACAGCTTGCCCGGTCAAGGCACCATCGTTGATGCAGAGCATATGAACACGATGATGGATGAGCTTGCGGCGCTGGTAGAGAACGCCGGCTTGACGCTGGATAAGGCCAATGATGCTCAAGCGTGGGATGCCATCGGTGGCGGTGCAGCGGCCAAAAGCGATGCCGCAAGCACGGGAAGCGTTACCACGAACCACACGCGAGCCGTGGTAGCTTCAACCACTTCGCTCGCATCCGGTGGGAGCTCGGCCGTTCTGGCAAGCCAAGCGGCTGAAGTGACCTCGCCACGCTCTACCGTCATCGCATCAGTCAACACCAATGTCGATGGTGGCTCGCCGCTTTACGATTGTTCGGCCACCATCGCCTATGACGCAAGCGTGGCCGGCTTTGTGCCGACCAATCAAGGCAAGGCTTCGGCCATCATCGGTTGCAAAAGCACCAGCGGTGGAGAAGTCACGGTGAGCACCGATGCGGTGGCCTGCGTGGCGCTTGCTAGCGGCTCTGGTTTGGTCCAGATGGCGCTAGGCGCATCGTCATCTTACAATGCCGCAATCGCCTGCACCGGTGGCACGGTGGCCGGCTCAACGGCTTCGGCCATCATCGCCAGTGGTGCCGATTCGGTGAGCGCTTTGGCGCGACCACGGCTTGATGCGTGTGAGTTCTCCACGTTTATCTCTTGCGATGGTGACGCGGATGTGACTGCTGACAACGTGGTCGTCCTGGCTTCGAGTTTCGGCGCCGGTCCTGGCCCCACCTTGGCAGACCCCAACACCGTCAACCTATACGATGGCAGTGGCAACCTCACGGTGAAGATGAAGGCCGGCACCGGGAAGCTCGAATGCGGCGACATCGAGCCAAACAACGCGACTCAAGCGCCTGGCGGTGGTGCTGCGGCGACGCTTGCCACCGTTGGCGGTCTTGGTCCGGCTGGCGCTGGCCAGGTGCAATGGTTGCAACTTCAGATTGGGCCACCGGGCGGCGTGAAGACGCAATACTTTATCCCGCTTTGGCAGTAGTTACTTCGCGGTTTTCAGCGCTTTGACCATGGCGCGGAGCTGATTGCGCTCCCAGTTCTTTTTTACGGCTATCCAGACCTGGATATCAAAAGGCCAATTCTTTTCCACCTTGAGCGTCTTGCGAAGCACATACATGAGCTTTGGCGGCTTGCGCTTGTAGATGCGAAAGACGCCTTTGTCCCCGCTCTTCAGGTCTAAAACGATGTGGTTGCCTTTGGCAATCAAGCGGCCTGGCCATCGGCTTTGCGTGGTCTTTTGGGCTTTGGTTTTTCGGATGGCGCGCGGGATGGCAATGCTCCCCGCGTTCAATCCCGTCTTGATGCCGCCATGGCCCTGGCGCTCCATGAAGGCATCGCGAGAGCCGACTTCAGCGGTGAGCGTCTTTTTGTTCGCTCGAGTCACAACGATACCCTTCGAGACCCACTTTGACCGGATGGTGAAATAGTGCGGAAGGTCTTCGCGTAGCTGGTCGCGCGCATCGTAAGCCGTCATATTAAGAGCGGTAGACATCGCAAAGGGTATTTGCTTGGCGATGCGCTTGGTGCGACGGTCAAAGCTGGCAGTATCGAACTTGAGGTTGACAAGCATCATGGACCCTGGGTTGGTGCTGGTATATTATGCACGGCATGTTGATTCAACGCACTTACTTGAACGCATGGGGCCGCATCGCCAACCCGAACAACCGGAAACTTCGCGAGCGCTACGCGGAGCTCTGCACGGATGTCATCATCAACCTGAATGATGGCAACGCGCGCGAAACGTGGTTCACGTTCTACCAGCTCGACGACTATGCGAACGCCGTCGATGAGCTTGAAGACCTTGGTTGTCACGTTCACTTCATGACGTGGGTAAGGCCGAAGGCGCCATGGCTCAATGGCATGATTGATGATTGCCTTGAGCTACTCGACCGGACGCAAGCCCGAAGTCTGCTATGCGACCTTGAAGGTCCGTGGGCAAGGTCTAAGGCATCGGAGCGCGAAGATGCGGCGGAAGCCATTGGGGAAGCCTTCTGTGGTCGCGATTGGGGCTTTACAGACGTTCCCATGGTGAAGTGGTCTAAGGTGGCGCCGATAGCAGAGCGCGCGTCCTATTGGATGCCACAGTGTCACACTTTTGGCCGTCGCGATGGCATCAAGCCCCGGCCTTGGTACCGGACACCGGGGAAGCTCGAGCGGTGGACCCATAAGAAGTGGGGCAAGCGGCTCGAAGTGGGCCAGCGCATCATTCCCCACTTGGCGGACTACAACGTAGGCTCTTTCCGGCAGACGGCGCCAGGGCTGCGGGAAAGCATCGCAACGTGCCATGAGCTTGGGTATACTGAGATTGCGGCATGGTGCCCGTTGAAAGGGCCAAAAAACCCCCAGGTATGGAAGGGCTTGAAGTAT